CGTCGTCACTGCGGATAAGCACACAACTAGAAAACTGTTTAGTAGGAGTGCCAAGACCAGCCAGCACAGGTGTAGCAAGAGTAAACAAACCATCGGATGCCGCATTATAATATTCTTTAATGTAACGCATTCTTGCGCTATTCGGCTCCTCTTTATGGAACACAGTCGCTGCTGCCACCATATATCTAATTTGTGGAGTTTCATAAATTTCCTTTGTCGCACGATTGCGTACCAAATACTTTTCAATTAACTGTTCAATGGCCGCATAAGAATACCCTTCATCTTTTTCGTGATCAAGGAATTCGTCCATCTTATTCCATTCGTCTTCGGTATACCATTTAAGAAGTTCAGGGCTATACAATCCGGTAGCAATATTTGTCTTAATGATCTCGTAGAGGCGCGGAGGCTCGTATTGGCCATATACATCTTTACGCAACATGCTTAGTCGTTGCTTGCCAGCTACATACTGATAGTTTGTATGGCCAACGTCAGGATTGGATTCAACGTCGATCAAATCAACGATGGCTCTTAGAGTAAGGGAATCAATTGCTTGGGTTGTTATGCCGTCATAGAAATGTGGACTTGCTTTAATTTCTATCATTGACTGACTGACGTCAGCTATACCTTTACATACTTTCGCTACCTGCGCTTGCCACTTTTCTATCATTAGTGGTTCTTTTTTTCCATTTCGTTTTAATACAGTGATAGTGTCGTTCATTCTCGCCTCAATACATATAATTTTATAGTGTGAGAGTATTTATGGTTCTCTCAGCTTGACCAAATCTTTATTGAATTGTCTGGTAATGCTGTAGCTACACCTCGATACTCCCAATTCAATACTGCGCTGTCATCAATTACTAGAACATGTCGTGTTTCACTGGGCGACATAGACATATGTATCTCGTACTTTGAATCCTTAAAGCGACTAGTTAATTGCAAAGTATAGCACATGCCCAATGCAATAGCAAGGTCATCAAACCGATTATCTAGTATTAATTTCCAAGGATCGGGCCATGTATTAGGACGATAAGGGTCTAGGTATCTGTTGATAAAGGGAGCTTTTGCCCAAAATTCGGCAACGTCGGCGAATGGATTTTGAGATGCTTCTAGAGAATCTCTAAAATCTTTCCACGCTTTTAATTTGTCTGTTTGGTATAGATCAAACACCGTAACTAACGTAGTAGGTCATTGAATGTGACCCAGATAATGATGGATTTTTGTATTTTAAAATCATTGTTTCTGAGCCAGCGGATGAATCATTTCTGTCTACAAGTTCTACAGAAAATTCTAAAGATTCACTTGGCGACACTGTACCGTGATACGGATTGTCGTCTTGTGAAACCATATATGAATCAGAAATAATAGGATTGATAAGATCATCACCTACTGTTACAGTAAGTGTGCCGGTTCTTGATATTCCAGTATTAAAGGACACAACATAATTTAAAATTGTTTTCCTGTTTAATGTAGAGAACATGGCCAGCGGTGTTGGTGTTACTTGATTGTAAAGTAACTGCGATGTTTCATCGGAAATAGTAACGTTACCAGAATTTAAAACTTCTGGATGTGTCATTCTTTCATCGCCAATGATTGGGTCTGTGTATGCGTTCTTATGTCTGTTAAACGAACAGTCAACAACAGTGTTATTGCCTGCTTGTTCAAAAACAATTATACTTTGTTCTGGGTTACTGGCTAGATTTACATTATTACCGCAGTCTGTAAATTTAGAAGTTTTGACTCTAACACCAGTACCAAAGTCAGATGTAAATGCTCTATTAACAATTTGTTCAAATTCGCAGGTATCAATTAACCAATCGTTGATTTGATCTATAATACCATTGATTTCGATAGCACCATTTAACACATAGAATTTACACTTAGAAAAATTAACATTAGACACATAAGGGTCTGTTTGTGTAAAATTAACAGCTCTGTAAGCCTGTTCAAATTTACATTCATTGAATTCTAAATTAGAAATCACAGTACCTATTTTGTCTGTGTTTTCAAGAGTCACCATAGCAACACCACTTGATGCGGCAGCAGCTAAACTTAGATTAGTTAATGGTCCTTGAAACGTTACTGCTTCAAATTTACTATTTTTAATACCAGTAAGCTCTATACTGCCAGTTGTGAATCTAAAAGTTAGACTTCTAACTAAAATGTCTGTTGGGCGATCAGTGCTTTCAAACGCAGTGTTTTGTGTTCCGTTTGAAGATTGTAATTCGATAGTTGAACTGTTTACAATTAAAATTGTGCCAACCTGTGATTCGCCGTCAATAATAGCGTATGAAGGTATTCTTAGTGTGCTGGCAATTCTATAATGACCTGTTGGTATGTATAACTGTTTGCGGAATTCTGTGCTGGTATTTCTGTACAACTGATCTAAGGCATTTTGAAATGCTTCAGTGTCGTCTGTGGTTCCATTGCCAGTAGCCCCAAAATCTTTAACGTTGACTCTGTCGTCTAATTTTTCTTGTAGAGTTCTAAATACAGATTCTGTGATGCTTGGCTCATTGCGACCATATCGATAACTTTCAATAAGCTCTAGTAAGTTATCGTGTTCTGTTAAAACTTTGGTGTTTCCAACGTAAGGAGCACCTTCTACTACGGCTCCATTACCAATATAAAGTTCTTGTGAATCAACTGCCCAGGCCATTTCACCGCTGGAAAGCTGCGGGATCCCTGTTTCACCTAGTTTTCGTCCTCGGCGGACTTGGATTTTCGATATTTGAACAACGGCCACTTTGATATCCTCTATGCTTGATAGAGTATTTATCTACTTAGGTTGTAGTATTCCTCTACCTTATTAAGCCACATATCTTGGTACTTGTTAAAGTCCTGCGGAAGCAAATCAAATTGCTGATATTCGCAATTGCGAGAACACATGAATACGTGTCCTTCACGGATGTCTGTGCCGTAGACTTCATTATGTGCTAATATATAGGCCATTAGCTGTAGATAGTAATCTTCTACCCACTCTGCTTTCTTTGGCTTGTTAGTCTGCTTGTAATCGCAAACACTAGGATTATCTTTGTATACAGCAACTAAGTCAGTGGTTCCGGAATATAATCCTGGAAAGTACAGACTCTGTTCCATTGCCCAAACTTCGTTGACGTCTGATAATCCATTTTTAATAATTTCATCGGCCATTTTATTAGCTTGAACATGAACAGGATTGTTACCAGGCTGTCTTTGAATGCCAGCAATAAATCTTTCTAAATTGCTGTGCATTGCTGTACCAACACCTGCTGCTTCTGTGGTAATCTGTTTGGCTTTGTCTTCGCCTATACGTTTCTTCCATTCGTTTAAGTGCGTCATGTCTTTGGTAGCACTTAAAATAGTAGTAACGCTGGGTAGGCTTTCTCCGTCGGGAGTTAAGTAGACACGTTTACGTGTTACAGGATCATTAATCTGTTGACAATTCTTGTATTGGATCTTTTCAACAAATGGAGGTGGTTGGAGTTCTAGGAGCATATGATATATTATAAATTAAAGTTTTTTATTTGTCAAGCAGTCATTTGCTTATAGGCATTTGCCGCAGCAGTCTGATTAACATTGTCTTTAGATTTATCTATATCTGATCCAGGTTCTTGTCGTTCTGGATTTACTCCGGGAACTTTAAGATTGACGCCAGTAGGGGTAAAATTTCTAACCAACCCTTTGATCATTGGATACTTGTCGTAAAGGCTGGCAAAAGTAGATTGATTTAATTTCAATCCTTTGAGTTCGGGCAAATTATTTAAAAATTCCCAATTGAAGTTAGCTGGTTGATTTTTACTAGCTGATCTGCCAATTAAATTTTCCAAAGCCAATTTAATTCTGACAGCGTACTCGTGTCCTATATCGGTAGTATCGGCAAATTCATAAATTCTCATTTTACACCAGCTTGTTGTTTAAGCCCCTGTAGGGCTTTTTCTAATTCAGCAACTTGTGAGGCCATATTAGTTTGATAATCTTGATGTGCCTGTGATACTTGTGCTACCTGTTGAACTGCCTGTTGATTTTGTTGCGTTGATTGCGGAGCACTATTACTGCTACTACTACCACTGCCGCCATTGGTTAATGAACCTATGGCTTTGTTTGCTAATTTAGAAACAGCATCTTTGCCAGCATTTGCTACTCCTTGGCCTACACTTTGGCCCACTGTCTTAACACCTTGGCCTACACTTTGACCTACAGCTTTAACACCTTGGCCTAGACTTCGAAGAGCAGAGCCTCCAACACGAGCAACTCCCTGTCCAACAGCTAATGCCCCGCGGCCTACTGCGCCAGCAATAGCACCAATGGCTGGCAGTATTTCATCTAACTGTTGTCGCTCTTTGTCAGAGACAATTTCGTCTAATCTCATTAGCCGGCTAATACTTTTAATAGACTGTTGCTACGGTTAATACTTTCACGTTTAGCACGACCTGCTTCGTCTGGACCACCAGCAGCTGGTTCAGCAGCAGCAAAATCATCTAGTGCGGCTGCGTCAGCATCAGTATCACCTTCTTCGCCGCCTAATTCAGGATTCATAGCATCAGCGTCTGCTGCGCCTGTCATATCGTCCATACCTGCGTCTGGAGTTTCTGCTCCAAGCATTTCTTCTGGCTGTTCTTCGCCTGTTAGACCGCGAACACCGGATGAAAGCGTTTCACGTGTTTGTTTAAGAGTTTCTAATGCTGATTGGATAGCAGGTGCTACTGCGCCTAGAAATGCTTTGGCCTGTTGTTGACCCATTTCATCACGGATAGTATCACCTAATTCTAATAGTTGATCATTCTCCATTCCTGCTAGTTCCTCAATCCAACGACCTACTCTATCTACCATCGTTTTGGCAGTTACCACCGCGCTGGCTTTATCAGTGGCGCTTTCTTGAACTCTAGTTGTCATATCTTCTTCCTTAGTTGTTTCGTCAGTTTCCTGGATTTCATCGCTTCCTACTATATGCTCGCGCTCTACAATCTCAGCGTTGATAGCATCTAGCATCCACTGTGCTTTAGTGTAAGCTTCATTTTCTACAGTTTCGTTAAAACTAGAACTTTGCTTGTACTGATGTACTTGTGTGCGAAGTCTATTTCTAGCATCTTCTAATTGTTCTAGAGTGTATGATTCTAGATTGAGCTTTTGCCCAAATGTTTTTTCTAAAGTTTCGTTGATCTTACGTGAATCAGCGGGTTTAAAAATGTCTGTTGTTTTCATGAGTCCTCATCCAGGAGTTATTGTTATATTTAGTAGTTATCTAGCCAAATCCTGAGCGTGATTTTTCCAGTAATTTGCTGTGTCCTTGCTATAGCACATGCGAGCTAGATATAAATCCATTCGAAATTGATCCCCAACTGTTCGTGCTTTATGATACTTATCTTTAAACAATTGGTAGTCGTCTAGTGCTGTTCCAAATTTTGAATCAGCGTCTTGTAGTTCTTTAATTTTTTCCTGATACCGCATAGGACTAATTGCTAACCAGTTGGCTAATTTAATAGCTGCTTTGTTTAAAGAAATATTAATGATCACCGGTTCACCATTTTGATAAAGATCTTTTAGAGAGCCCCTGCTAACTATCAAAACATTGCCTACGGCAATACCTTGATCAGTTTTTTGTGGTATTAAAAATTCATTGCGAGCTAGATTGCGTTGTACTTTTGAAATTACGCCATCTAATCGCTGTTGTATTTTAGTCATAAAAAAAGGAACCCTTGGTCCCTTTATTTAAGTACGTATATTTTATACACCAAAGAACTTGGTAATTGTGTGTATGTTAAGTTGTCCTGTCCAACCTAGGCCAGCTATAAACGCCATGCCTATCATACCGTACATCATCATTTTTTGTTTGGATTTTTCTAATTCACTAATTTTAGTGTATAAATCGGAGTGTTGGCTATTAGAAGCTTCAGCCATTTTTTTAAGCTCGGCCATAACTCCATCGCGGGTTTGATCTAAACAGTCATGCATTTCTTTTACATCGACTTTTAAATCATCTATTTTTTCGTCTAGGTTAGTGACTTTTATCTCTACTACACTAACTCGTTCTGCTACTGTGGCCATTATGGCTGTTTCCTTTTATGTTAAGTCAAGTGCTCGCTCCGAGCCATGTGCCTAAGTTAGAAAATGCCTTGTGTTTGCCTTTGTAATATGTATTTATCCAATTACTCCAATTTCTGAACTAGTGTATTAATTTTTTTACCTCTAGTTTTGAACACTGGAATGTCAAAGTCTGTGCTATTATTTAGCCCGTCGATGATTGGAACCCCGTCGAGATCGTCTAGTAATAGACCCATTGGTTCGTCATCTTTGTCAAATACGTTAAATCGTTCTACTTCAAAATCATAGACCCAATGTCTAGCTTTACCCGTCCACGGTTCGGGCAGTCTGCCTTCTTCTATTTTTGGCGGTTTATCTGAAACAACCATTCCTCTAAGACCTATTGCCTGTGATAGGGAATTAAAGTTGCTTTGTTGATTTTGTTTTTTAACATCAGGATCTGATCGCAAAGGATTAGTCCTAGTAATGTCAACCAATGTGATAATTCTGTATCGTTCCATAATCTGCTATTATTTAAGCAGATAAAAAAAGACCGGAATAAATCCGGCCTTTCCTTCCCATCCCTAGAAATCTAAGTTATTACTTAGCTGGTTTGAATACTGCTACTGTTGCCAATGTTACGCTGGAAACTGTAGTTAGATTTGGTGTACCGCCACTTCCTTGGATACGGAAGTAAACAACGTCTGTTACACCGCTTTCAAAAGCTGTGCCGTCTGCTGTACCAAAACCTGCTACTGTGAAAGCGTCTGGACCACCAGTGTCTGTACCTGTACCGTCACCACCAGCTGCTGATAGCTGACTAATAACTGCTAATAGATCAGCGTTAGTCATGTTTGACTTGCTAGCACTGATAACAATCTCAGCACCTGCGTCAGATGTGTTAATTGCAAATTTGTTATAATTGTCGTCTACAACACCGCCTGGTGCTGGAACGTTTGTATATGTCCATGCCATGATAAGTTCTCCTTAAGTTATAATCCCGCTCCGGGATTGGCATAGTATTTATATTGGTTTGGAAAAATCAAGCGAAATGAGCTTAAAATTGCTCAATCTGTGCGAAAAGGAGTCCAACGATCGCGTGGAACTAGCTTAACAGCATCTGCTGTTTTTATGTACCCTTCACCGCCACGTTCACCGTTAGTGTGTGCTATAACATCACCTTCAGATTGGTCTAGTTCACGAATTACTTCGTTTTTGGCTTTCATAAGCTCACTTACTAGATACAACAGGCTTTCTAACACATTGCCCTGTTGTTGGTTTAGATCAGCAATTTTCTTCTGTTTTGGAGCACTGACTTTGCTAGTAGATAACCAATTAAAGAAGTCTTTGCTGCTTAAACTATCAAGAGCTTTGGCTTTGCTGCGTTGATTTACATAGGTGTAAATGATGTTTTGTAAATCGCTTAGACCTGCTTGCGGGCTAAGGAACTGATCTATGCGTTTGGAATGTTTGTTAACTGCGGCTTCTATTTGTGCTAGATTATCTGCGTTAACTTCTGGCTGATGGCTAACATAGTTTTGTCCTGTGACAAACACTGCGCCGTTGTTAAACATCTGTGTATCTGTTACAGGTTCACCGGATGTTAAAGGATCACCAAAGTTTTCTAATATAAAGTGTGCTGCCACAGCAACCTTGGCCTTAGACATTAGTTTACCTATGTCACTGGTTGTGGCTACTTCATAGGTAGTTTGATTTGGAGTAAAAGTTAATTTGCCCGATTGCGGCTGTACTGGTTTGCCAGGATGAAACAGTATGTCAGCATAGACATATCCACGGAAATTTCTAGGTGTTGCGCTTTCAAACAACGGCCATAGTGCTGCCATATCACCAGCAAACTTGGCACGCCAATCTTCCCCCTTGCCGCGACTTAGGATAAACTGTTGTAGTTCTTCTGGACTAGAACTTTTGCCTTCTTCACGCCCCCAGTTGTTCTTTCCAACTAACCGAAACTGTCCGTCAGGTTCACGACCCCACAATACTGTAGGAGCACCGTCCCATTTGACAGATATGTCCTTGGCATCTTGAGAGATATTTTTTAAAATTTCAACAGCACGAGCGCCGCCGTTGGGCTCCGTGAACACTAGATCCTCAAGGTGGTTGAATTCGCGACCTACTTTTTTAGGAGCCGGCGCTGCTGCTTCTAATAAAAATTCAAATGCTCTCATTAGCAGTTCCAGCGCCTACGTGCTTTACAAATTGCTTTGTCTGGAGTTTTACTACAATCAATACTGTGCATACGTTTTTGTCCTGCGGATCTAGAACAATAGCTACTACGACGTTTGCTGGCTTTGCTGCCTCGTTTTAATTTACTAGGCTTGGTAGTAACAGCAGTCTTTAACTTACTGCCTGGATTTTCTCTACGGTAAGCATTAACAGCTTTCTGACTCATGCCATCTGTTTTATCTCGCTTATTGGCTTTTTGCCAATCTTCTAGGATAGGTTCTTGTGTAACAGCAAATACATACAATTCATCATTTGTAAGACTTTCTAGGTCTTCCCATACAAGCTCTGGGTCAACAGAGTTAACACTGGCAATGTGTTCGATCATCGATTCGATCATGTCAAACTCTTGATGTAGATCTTCTGCTGGATCTTGTTGTCCTTTAAGTGCTTGTAACAATGCTCTAGCAACTACTCGATCTTTTTCTTTTTCGTCATCAGGTAGCTGTCCGTACTCGATGTTCATTAATTTTTCTCGTTGCTGAAGTTTTGCTTCTAGTTTGCCAGCGGCTTTTAATTTTTCTGTATCGTCAAATTGGCCAGGGTTTTGAACAAACGCTTTGGCAGTTACATTCCACCCTTTATGAATAGCGTTACTGATTGCTTCTATATCAGTTACACCCTTGTCAATCATTTGTTTGGCGTAAGAAGCTGACTTTAAATTAGCCTGCCATCCAAACGTATTACCTGGACTGCTGCGACCGTAGCCATAGGCTTTGTCTAGGGCTTCGTCACTGATAGTTGCCAATTGTTGTATGTTTAACTGGTCTGCGCCTTCTTTGATTTTTTCGCAGTCGTTAACACGCTTGCCTTTGTTTTTGCCAGTGCCAGGCTGTGTGCCTACTTTTCTATGACCAGGCCAACATTTTTTTGGACCTGCTACACCTTCAATTAATATTTCTGCTATTTTCATAGTTTATCTCACGATATTAATAAGTTTACGCATCCATCCAATACTTCCAGGATGGTAGCTTTCAAATGCTTCTTTTTGCGGCAGCTCTACACCCTGTCTATCTAGTGTTTCACGTGCCAATGCCACTAACTCGTCGTAGTTGGGCAATTTTTTAATGTAGTTTAAAATGTTTTCTACAGATGTTATATCTTTAGATGCGGCTGTTTGCCCTAAAAGGTCTTTGGCCATTTTGTTAGGATCTTTAGTTATAGTTGTATTTGTAGCAGGATCCATCAATCCATTTTTATAACTATACTTGAATCCACGAGCTCTAGCAATACTGGCCAACAGTATATGTCTGTGTTCTCCGTTGTACGGAGATCCTTCAAGACCTCCCCGAACACTAAACTGTTGCCAATTTGGGTCCATGCTAAACATAAAATCTGTTTGAGCAAATCCGTTGGCTTCATCACCTTTGATTGGAGTTTTTAAGTGTACGCTATCGCCACTGAGTTTAACACTAGTCTTATCAAACCCTGCTGTCATTAAAGCATTGACCAAAGTCTTTTTGTCTATTTGATTTTCGTCTACCGAAAGGTCTAGGTCACCACTGTCTTTTTTACGACCTGTAGTACCTAACCATTTAATTGGCACTCCTTCTTCGTCTTTGTCTAGGGTAAAATCTAAACCTGTAATTTTTTCTAGATATGCCACAGTGGCTGGAATTTCATCACGGTTAATTCTACGTGTCAAAGGCTGTTTATCGGGCCCTTTAAAAACATTGCCGCCTTCTAATAACTGTTTATTCATCCTGCGTTGATTCCAATAATTTTTTATTTTTTCTAGATTCTGAAATTCTTCGTATGCCACGAGTAAATTTTGCGGGGTCTTGTCCTTTGATAGCGTTCAGTAGTCTACGCATTAGCTCATCTGCGATTTCTGGCTCATAGTTCTTGTTAATAGACTCTATAAGATTTATAGCAGAATTTATAATGTTTGTAGCTCGGCTTTCAACCAAAGCATCCATATTTCTAGTAGATGCTACTTGATTCAGCTCTTGTAATATTGATCTTGTCTTAACTTTCATCTAAGCCCCGCTTTGATTGTATATTTACCCAAATCTCTCAACGATTAAATTGTTTCTTTTTGTGCGGTGCGCAATGTTCTCAGTATAAATACTAATACACAGAGCAAAGGACACTCACACATGTTAACATCTATTACAGAATTTATCAATAGCTGGTTTTCCCAGCGAAATTATAGCTCCGATCTAGAAAGCTATATTGTATCCAAAAACCCACAAAATACCGCCCACGTTGAAGCACTTGAGCGTGAGTTTCACAACAAATTACTACAAGGAAAAATACTATGAAATACGCATGGAATTGTATCATGAGCGTAGCTGATAGTTTGTACCGTGCTAGACTAGCAGCAGCAATGTCTAGACAAGGTAACTATCAACAGGCTCGAAAAATTATGTTACACGACTAACACACTAGGAGATTTAAATGACACACACATACTGGCAACCAATGACGGACGAAGATGTTGAATGGGTAAACAACCCAGGGAAAAAACCATGCTAACTCTTGATTTTTACCCTTTAGGAATATATAATAGTACATATACAGACACAGGAGGAACTATGTTTACACCACACTTTTTCATTGACACCTTTCAAAGCACTAAGAAAGTTGTTGCTAACCAAATTTTCAAAGACCCCCGATTAAACAAAGCAGCACACGACTACATCGATGCGCAGACCGCGTTTGCCAAGATGGCTGTTAACAACACCATTGACATGGCTAAGTATTCAGTGGAAAGCATATCTAAGGTATGGTTTCCTAAGAAGGAAGGTACCGCCTAAGGTACAAGACATACACACACAAAGGAGAAAAATATGTCAGAATTTAATACACCAAAACTACCAGAAGTAAAATTCAATAAGAACGGCTACGAAATCCGTACAGATATCTTGGATATGGCAAAAAGTCTAGTTACTGAAGACTTTCATGTTAAGTTCCAAGGTTGGGAAATGACAGCTACTCGTGACGAGAAGACTGGTCAAATTGTTAGCAAGATTGATATGCCAGAGTTTCCTGGTTTAGAGAAAGTGCTAGAGACCGCCGAAAAAATGTATGCGTTTGTAAATCAATCAACCGGCGCGAAGAAATAATATATTAGCCCGTAGGGCATTATACGAAGAAAAGTAAAAAGGGCCTACGTGCCCTTTTTATTTGACTATTTGTTTAACAATTTGATCTCTTGGTTGAAGTTTAATAAAATCCATAAATGGCATTTTAGATTTTAACCACAACTTGACCTGTTGATATTTTAAAATTAACTCTACATTGTCTTTGTTTAATATGCTACGATGTTCTTGTTGAAACACCAGTGTACTAATACTTAAATTGTCGCTGTGAGATCCCCAATGTGTTTTTATAGCTTCGAGATTTTCTTCTTTGATGTAGTCACGATCTACTACTAAAAATCTATAGTGAGTAACATTCAATGACTTCATTACTAATAGTCTATCTTTTCCTGGGTGAGCAAAATAGTGTGTGGGATTGTTAGGGATTGCCACAACTGGATCTCTCCAACTGTTGCGTGTAAACCAGTATTGATACAATCTTATGATTTTATCAAGTCGATAAAAAAACAAAAACTGTTCAGCACTATTTAAATGTTGGAAATTTTTAACTATTATTGGTCTACAGCGATCAAATATGCCCGGATCGTGATGTTCCATCCAGTTAAAGATTATTGTTGATAACTCCGGCCCGTACGACTCTAGACAATTTTCATTAAATTCAAATTCTAAAAAAACATGTACCTGAGTAAGAGGTAATGTCTGATACCGAATTGTCATTAGGCCTGATCGGCTGGCTGTAGTTCGAATGTAAAGTCAGCTAGATTAATACCAGGATGTCTAGCTGTTAACTGTTGTTGAACATCTTCTAGATTTTCTGCTGGAATACGTGCTGTACGACCAGTTGGGGTATGTGTTACCAAATAGGTACCACTGGTGTTTTCTTCTTCATCGTCGTCTGTTTTTGGTTCTTCAGAAGCATAAGACAAAGGAAATTTATTTTTTAACTGTTCGATAGATTTAGGAATATCGTAGCCGCCACGCACGATGTCTGTACTATTTTGTGTAACTGTTTCGCCGTGTTTTTGTAGACCAGCAACTAATTTTTTCATTAGGCCTGGGAACCGCTCAGCAAATCGAGCATCGCCGTTTTCTCGTTGATTGCCGTTGTTGACTTGATTGGTCGGTGCGTGTATCTGCCACTTGCCGTTAACATCGTCAATATTTTGTTTATCAACAATACTGATGATTGGGCCGTCATCTGCGTAACGATTAAACCATTGTAGACCTGAACTAGATCCAGTACAGAAACTAGCAGGAAATCCTTGTGAATTATTAAAAGTATAACAACTACCGTAGTTCATTGGTACAACTGCTAAGAAACGATCATCATCAAGAATAGTAATTTCTTTTTTGTCGCGTTTGTGTTTTTCAATAACTTCAGCGTCTTTTATTCTGCGCAATTCGTCTCTATATTCATTACTTTGAACTATTGACTGTATCTGACGTAGATTTTTAAATTTGTTAAAATCTTGGTGTTGTTGTTTTAGCTTACCTCGAACACTCAACGCTTTCCAAGCACCTAAAGCATCGCCGCCTTCACCGTTGATATCTTCGTAGTCTAATACACCATTCATGTAAAGACGTGTTAGCCATTCGTCAAATTTGCCGTCAACTGAAATATCACCATAGTCTGTGGTTCTCAGTGACTCATCAAGTAAATCACTCCACAATTTCATTATCTGTTCGTTTCTTTTTTTCTTTTCTGCTTCGTCATCGGGCTCTGGACCAAATGTAGCAGGACCTAATGCTGCGATTTTGCTCTTAGGCAATGTATTGTCATGACGCATGGCAATACCTATCATCTTGATAGTTTTAGGGTCTTTGATCTTAGCAGCAACGTTAGCTTCTAAGAGTGTGCTTGATTCGTTAATAACGTGAAAAAGTTTCATCCTGAAATCAAACTCCTTTTAAAGAATCCCAAAATTGTACCTAGTTTTAATGTGTCACCGTCTGAGACAGCTTTTAATAATAACTGAGTGCCTTCTTGATTTTGAGCTACGTAGTTGTCGCTGTAGGATTTTGTAATCGAACCAGTTTGATCAGGATAGTAGTGACTAGCTGCCATTAGAACTGCTACGTGTACAGCATTACTGAGAGGACCAGTTATTCGATCCATGTTGCCGCCAGTTTCTAACGTGTCTATCATGTTTTGTAATTTTTCAACTTGATTTAATTTCTTTTTGGCTTTTTCAAACGCATCATTTTTAATCTGCGTGGTAATGTGCCCTTTGATGTCAGCAATAGCAGAATTAATAGCTTTGATCCATAATGGTTTAAATTTATTCATCAACACTTCTGAGTTCATTTGTTTGGCAGGATTTTTTTTAAGTGCTGCTCGTTTTTCCTGTTTGTTTTTAACTCCGCCTTCTTCTCGGCCTTGGTAGATTCTAACAATTTTACCAATGTTGGTTTTAAAAAAATCTAAAATATTGCCACCGCGATCGTTAGTGTAAACTTCTGGATCATTGCCGTTACTGGTAACTGCGGTGTATGAGCCATTTTTTTGTATGATTGCTCCAGTACCGTTTTGACCTTTAACTAACACCCAGCCCCCACGACTCATGTCTTTTAAAATACTCCAACTGATTTTATCAATTGGCATATATTCTTGATTGTGTGAAAGTTTATAATCGCTGTGTAATTTTCTAATAACAGCATCGCCGCCAGGGAATCCTTTGAATAGATCAATACTTGAACTAGCTTCAAGCACTAACGATTCGCAGAGTTTGGCAAAATTTACGTAACCAGTTTTGTTCATAGTAATATTTATTATCTTGCTAATCTAGGACGATCTTGTCCGAGTTGTTGTTGATTTCTTTGTTCTATACTGTCTCGTTCAGGCCAAGTATAAATGTACTGCCCAAATTGATCTCGAACTAGTAAAAATCTTGCTCCACCTGCTGAATACTGTGAAATGTCTGCGTCATACCCAGGAATACTAGCATCAAAATCTATATTTCCTACGCCAATATCTTCACCAGTTTCTCGTACCCAGTTTGCCACAGCGTTAATTTCTTGCCTTGAATTTGGGCCTTGATTATTTACATTGCCCAACATGACTATGTCATCGGTTGGCGTACGAGTAAATGAGCGAAATAGTTGCTTACCTAAAGTACGGATAGCACGACTCATGTTACCAGGCAAGTTTGATACTGTATGCCAATCTGGATTTTGAACGCCGCCCGCAGTTAATTGATTATTAATAACGTTGGGCAAGTTTGCTGTCGTTACTCTAACGTCCGGCAAATTTTCTGGTTCCTCAGGATCAGGATAGCCTGTGTCCTCTGGATCATTTTCTATATCACGCATACGATTTAACATGTTGCGCATGTCATCAGTAGGTGTAATATTTCCAGCACGTCTTAGCGTGTCACGCTGACTTGCTCGTCTTAGTGGCGGAGTGTTTGGAGCATCTTGCGGATTATTAGGTTCGGGTTCAGGGGCAGCAGCTGGCAGTTGATCTGCGGGCTTGTTAAAAAGATCATCTAACCCAGACCAATCAACTTCCTGATCTTTGGTCTTGGTTTTTTTCTTTTTATCTTCTTCGAAAATATAATCTTTAAGAGATTTCATTAATTACACCAAGATTGTTTAGCATCACCGTAGTATTCACGAGCAAAACCGTTCTGAATTAGCATGGCACGTAGACTTTGTCCGTTTAGAATGATGTCGCCCAATACACGACCACCGAATTTATCCCACCCGTAT